GCGCACAGGATGTCATGGGAGGGTATGAGCACCTTTGTGTCGCGAATGTCCCCGTGGATGGCGGACGCCGCCTTCGGAAAGTTCCGGCCATATATCTCGCGCAGGGCTGGGTCGATTTCGGACGCGAAGACGCACTCATGCCCTAGCGACTCAAGCGCCCGATGAAATCCCCCAAGTCCTGCGAACAGGTCAACAAATCGCATCCAAACCCTCGCTGATGATCGTGACGATCCTACTATGAGGCGCGGCGATAGGTCTCTGCATCGTACCCGGTAGCGAGGATCTGACCGGCCCCGTGTACCTCGATCTTGGCCCTGTCCCATCGAGCGCTCCAGCTGTTTGGCTGCTCGCAGGTATTGAAGCGCCGGGTATTGCCGGTGAGGAGATTGGTACGGCACCGCTCCGCGGCCGCGTAGGTGCGGTGCCGGTGCTCGCATTCATCGGTTGCGGTGTGAATGCCGGTGCTGGCGCTCCACGAGTTTGGGTCTCTGACGATTACGGTGTAGTGGTGGTTCATTGTGGTGGTCATGATATTTGCCTTTCTGGAGGGCTAAATTCCCTCGACAAAAAGGAGCATATAGCAAATAGACCCCGGTGTCAAGCGGATATTAAAAATAAATATCCTCGGCCATCAATTCTGGTTCTCAGTCAACCTCCACCGCCCTTGACCCGGATCGGCTTCCGCCCGGCGGCTCCTGGCGTCCATGCGCTGTGCCCCATCTTCTCCCGAGCACACTTCCTGCGCCTCAGAAGACACGGACCGCACGAGCTGTCCGAATGCTTCAGCTTCCGGTTCCCGCAACTTGCGCAGCGGCCTTCCGCCTTCTTCCTGCGCTGATACGCAAGCTGGCGGGATACCGCTTTCTCTTCAGCCATTTCGTCTGTCCTTTCTTTAACGGCCGGTCTTCCTCGGCGCAAGCTCATCGGCTATCGCTATCGCGCACCGACACTGGGTATGAGCAGGCGGACCGTCAAGCTCCCCAACCGATGTCTCGAACGGCTCCTCCATCGGGACGACGATTCCGTCCATCGGCTCGCAAATATAACACACCCGATCGTCCTCCGTGGACATCCATTCCTTCTGAGAACGGTCGGACATTTCCTCGGACTTGATCGCACTGCGCCATTCTTCAAGCTGACCGCGATTTATTGCCCCCAAGATTTCCGTGCGAGAAATAGCCATGGCCCGTTCCCGGATCTTCTTCGCCGCGTATTTCGCCACAAGCGCTTCCACTTTAGAAGGTCCAAAGTCCTTTCCAATGAGGCTCTGCCTGTAATTGTACACCGCCGTCACGCCTCGATCCGTCAAGCCGATCATGCTGCGAATCAATCGCGCTGTTCGATAGGGTGTGATCTTCTCCGCAAAAGACTTCACGACCGCCGCACGTATCCCGGCCCGAGTCGCCGCGTTGATCTGGACCACGCGATCCGCCGCATATCTCTCGGCTTGGCTTCTCCCGTGCGCTACCTCTCCGAGAAAGCCAGTCGAGAGAGTGCTCACCGTGTTTTCCTTTGGGCGGCTCTGGCGGCTAGCTTCTTCCCGCCCGCGTACGCCTTCGCCAGCCTCGCTTCGAGAATGGCAGTCGATTCGCCGATGTTCGCCTGGATCATATCCACGAGGTTCAAGGCGCTACCGGTCGAAGCGTGTATCACCATCTTGCCGGTCTTCGCCGAATTACGGAGCGCCACGAACGATGAGCGGATCTCCATGTCAAAGCGGGCTTCTATCTCGTCAGCGATCTTGAGGATCGGTCGCGCTCTCGAATCCATCGCCTACTCCTCCAGCGTGTCTTCGGTCGGATCCTCTTCCGCCTTCTTACCTGGATTCGGCAGTGTAAAGCCGGGATCCAATTTAATGTCCGCCTTCTCCTTCTCAGAACTGACGCCCTCACGCGCCCAGCCACCTTCCTGCAGCTTCGTGTAGAACGTCTTGAAGGAAATCGACCCGGCTTGATACGCATGCAGCAGCGCCTCAACATCCTGCGCCGACATCTTCACCGAAAAAAAGTCCTTGTTCAGTTCCACTTCACACTCCGCCGACAGCGGATCCTTGACCACGACAAGTCCAGACCACCACGTGTGCCACTTGAGGCACGTGCTCATCGCCCGCTCAAGGACCTGTCCGATGGTTCGAATCGTGGCGTGCTCGCCGGCGTGTCTCATCGCCACCGTCTGCGCCGCCTCTACACCACCGTTGGTATCCGGTTCCAAAAGACGCGCACCGAGAGCCGCCATCATCTTGCGCTTCTCCGACTCCGCCTTCTCCAGAGCACCGAGCCCCTGGCCGGTGTACTCCAGCATCCCGGCGTGTCCGCCCATGTCGAGAATCCACGCCGAGCCGGAGCCGATCTCCAATGGTCCCTCGGTCTTCAGCCCGCTTACCCACGGAGTCGGTAGTGCCGTCAGATGCCGTCCGTGTTCAAGGTCCGCCATCGTTCGGTAATGCGAGAGGTTGATGTCCACAAGATCAAGTAACGGCGGCCGATCCACATTCACGTTCGTTGAGGACGGGCCGATGCAAACGAACGGGATGAATTCTAACGGAGCACCACGCCGAAGCGGAGTGATGGCTTCGATCGTGATGAACTCAATCTTGTTGTTCGGGTCCGGCTTCACCACCGTCTGCGTGTATTGCCCATCCTCGATTGAGAGAATCCGATACCGCGTGTCGTCCTTCATCACGAAACGATCTTTCGAATCTTCGATGCGGATCGACTCGCGCAGAACGACACGCTTCAGAACTTCATGGCCCTCGACTCTATCGGTCTTCCACGACACGATGTCTTCGGCGAGGTACTTCACCCAGTACGGGCGGGACACGTGCGGGTTCGACCGAATCTCCGTGGCCATGTCTACAAGGACTCCAACGCGACCAACGAGCAGCGTCTCGATCGCAAGGTCGATCCCGAACGTGTCGAGCGAGGATCCCGAGAGGCTGATGTCCTTCAGGTGATCCACAATTTCGTCAGGACAACTCACCAATGGGGACTTCTGAAACAATGCGCCGGAGAACCCGTTTACGGTTCGGGATGTCCCGTTGAAAAACATTCCGCGCTGCAAATACGCGCTGTACTTCTCGGGCCTCGTGATGTGGCTGTCGAGGCGAGGCAGGTATTCAATCCCGGCCGCTTTCACGGCGTCCTCGCCACTGTAGCAATCCCGACATCGCTTCCATCGCGAGTACGCTTCGCTGTATTCCGGACGCGGTGTGTTTACCGGCATGGCGTTCTATACACTTGATCGCCTCGGTCACCTGCCCAGGGCACCACGTCGCTCCCAGTCTCAAGATGAGCTTTGATCGTGGCGTCGAGCCATGCATTCGCTGCCTCACGTGGCGTCTGGTGCCCGGCGCTTTGCGGATCGTCGATGATGATTCTGTCTAGCATTGTGCTACCCCCAGCTTACTTCGACTTGCTTCACGACTCTCGTCTTCGCCAGTTCGTTGAACGCACTCGACGAGCCATCGACCTGATCGTCCTGCTTCGCGCTCGGAAACGCCGTCACTTCGCTGAGATATTGCGCATTCCATAAGCCTCGCAGAAGCTTAACATTCCCGGACTGAGCCTGTGACCGATATGGACTCGCGCGCACCGTCTTGTCTCCGGTGATCTGGACCGGCACGTAGTCAAAGCCCACCATCGCCCTCGCCCGCGCTTCGACCACCGCCTTACCGGATGATCCGCCCTCCTTCTCCTCCGCCACGGTGCATTCCCTCCCGTCGGCTCGCGCTGTCTCAAGCATGATCTTGTCCACGTCAGCCGGCCCCCACTGCCCGCGAACTACGTCCTCGACGTAGAAAGTCGGACCGATCTGCGTGATCTTCACCCCGACCGTGTAGTTCCCGCCACCAGCGGTCGCCGCCGTATCCCATCCCCGCACCGACCGGCGCTTTCCCTCCGGAAGCTTCTCGATGATGCCAAACCACTCCCGCTTGAACAGGCCGCCACCAGCGGGGGACGGACGCTGCTGCAACTGCCCGGCGACGTTGTACTCCTCGCCGAGTGCAATCTCAAGCTTCTTCACCTTCTCCTCGTCGAATAGGGTCGGCCAGAGAAGCTCGCCCTCAACCGTGCGCTGATCGAGCGGGTCCGGATAGAACATTCGGCCGCCGGACTCGACAGGCTTCGCTTCATACCGCATCGGTAGGCGCAAGTGTTCCCAGCCTCCCTTGTCAAGAAGATGTCCAGAGAGATCCTCACCGTGAAGGCGCTGCATAATTACGATGATGGCCGCGTTTCGCGTCACGCCGCGAGTCGTGATCGTCGAATCGAACCATGAATTCACAAATTCTCGATCCGCCTTTGACCGGGCCTGTTCGGCTGTCAGCGCGTCGTCAATGATGATCCGGTCGGGATGGTCTCCGGTCGCCGCTCCGCCGACCGACGTTGCGAACATCCATCCGCCCGCCGTCGTCTTGAAAAGCTGCTTCGCGTTCTGATCCCCTGCAAGCCGCACCATCGAATTCTTCTGATACCACTCACTCTGAACAATGAGCCGGACGCGCAGGTTATCCCGAAGGGAAAGGTGCTCACCATACGATGCCTTCAGATATCTCAACTCCGGGTTGCTGAACCACTCCCAACACGGCCACGCCACCGAGAAGAGAATCGACTTCGTTGTCGCAGGCGGAACGTTCACAAGCAGGCGAGTCACCTCTCCGCGCGTCACCGCTTCGAGCCGCTCGCACTCCACGTCAAGATGCCAGTTCCATTTGATCGGCGTGCCGGGCTCGATGAGTGACCAGACCAACTTCGTGAAGTAGGCGAGTGAAGCTCGCGCCTTCTCCACTGACTCTTGATCGTCGGCGGCTCTGACGTTACGCCGCAGCGAGATCCTCTTCAGCGACTCGATGACCCGGACCTTCTCCCGTTCCGATAGTCCAGAAAGGCGTCCGCTTATTGCTGATAGGGTCGCGAGCGCTTCAACGTTCATCGGTCACGACTACTGGTCTGATTTCAGAAGCACGCCGTCTCTCACCGTTTCGGCGATCGCCTTCATCATGACCGGAGGAACACTATTCCCAAGCCTTGCCCATTGTTGCGCGTAGGAGCCGGTGAGGATGAAGTCGTCAGGAAAGGCGCAGATGCGTTTCAGTTCGGCGATGGTGAACTTGCGCTTTTCGGTTGCAGTTTTCATTTCGCCCGTCCGCCCTACCATTACCGCAGGCGCAGACGCAGACTTGTAAAACTTCGGACGAGCTCCGCTTTGGCACATAATTGCGGCTCCGGCTTTAAGCCGTGAGGGCGGAAGAGATTCAACACGACCCGAGTAGCCCGCGCCTCCGCTGGCCGGTACTGCTGGCGCTGCGCTGTCAATGTCGATGTCGTTCTCTTTCATAAATCCGTGGGCCGGGTTCGTTATTTTCGCAATCCACGGCAGCGCATCACGCACGCTGTAGCGGTAGGGCAGCGGCCTCGGGTGCACCGGGTCAAGGTTCAGGTCATTCCGTACGCCGACGAAGATCGTACGTTGTCGCGACTGCGGAACACCAAGCCATTGAGCGTCAAGAACCCTGCACGTCACGCGATAGCCACACGCTTTCATATCGCTTAGGATTTCGAGAAACATGCCCTTGGCTGTCCCCTTCACCAGTCCGCTCACGTTCTCTGCGATAAACACCTTCGGCTGCAATCCGCGCAGCAAGCGAATGTATTTGGCAAACAGCGTCTCGTTGCACTGACTCACGCCATGCTCATAAGCTTTGGCCTTACCCCAACCCTTCTCGCGCTTGCCCGCCATCGAGAACGCCTGACAGGGAGGACTTCCGTCGAGTACGTCAAGCTCGCCAACCTTCAGCCCTGTCACGGTCAAGATTTCTTTCGCCATCACCATGCGGATATCGCGCGGGTCAAGAATGCTGTCGGCGGCTTTGTTGGCCCGATAAGAATCCTGAGCGGCCGGCACAAACTCGTTCGCCCACACTACCTTGAATCCGGCCATGCGATAGCCAAGGCATGAACCACCGCAACCGCTGAACGTGCTGGCGACCGTCAGGCCGTTCCACGGGATCGCCGCGATCTCAGCCATCAACGAAACGCGATACGGCGGCTTACTGGGATCCAGTTTCACTGGTCGGTGAGTTGCTTTAATGAAATATTGCGAATGAGACACCCCCCCCAACCCCTTGGCCATAATTGTCGGACATGGCTTTATTCCTAGATCAATCGTGTCGATAGCTTCATTCATCGGAATTCCGAATTTCTTAATCTTTAACAACATCGGATTTTCCGCCGCTGAACTTGTACCCGCACTTCGGGCACTCGTGTTCGGTCGGAATGTTCTCGTCAACGGCTGGAAACTCTTCCGGCGAATGCACCTGAGACATAAGCCTCTCCAGCATGGCATCGTCGAATCCGGTCAGCCCCATCTCGAACGCGCCCGTATCCAATTCCTGAAGTAGGTCCTTCAACATCGCAGAATCGTTCTCTGCAAGCTCCGCGATCCGGTTGTCCGCGACAAGATGAGCCCACTCATCCGCCTCATTCGCGAACTCCTGAACGTCAACCGGCACGCGCTCCTCGCCAAGCGATATCGCCGCCGAGAGTCGAGCGTGTCCAGCCACTACGAAACCGGACCGCGCGCTCACCACTACCGGCGACCGCCAGCCCTGATGCTTCAAGATCTTGGCAAGTAGCTCGATCTGCTTCTCTGGGTGCTGGTTCGGATTCCTCGGGTGAGGAACGAGAGCCGTCACCTCGCGCATCTCTTTATACGAACATCGGACCGCAACACCGGGCTTCTTCTTCACCACCGCCTTCTGTTTCTTGGCCGGTCGTTTCTTGACGCTCATTCCGCCCCCGCACTCTCACCGTCTTCCTCCAAGGACTGAATGTTCAAATCCGGGAAGATCGCCGACAAAACCTGCCGCGCCTCCTCATCCGTCTCGATCTTGACCGACACCCGATCATTCTGCCCAAGGATCGTCTTGCCCGTCCACACCAGCATCGTGCCCTGAGCTGCGTGGCCGTCCGTCAGCGCCACCACTATCTGCTTCCGGCGCAGGCTGATATTCAGATCCGCCCGTCCACCCTCTATGGCTTCTTGCACCCCAAACTGATCCTTGATCCGATGCGCGAGTGTGTGATCCTCCATCCCCATCGCCCGCGCCATTTCCCATCGTCTTGCTCCCACGTTCGCCATCCTTCGAAGCTCGGCGATCTGCTCGACCGTGAGCATCTTCCTGGGTCGCCCGTTGATCGGGCCAGGTCCGTATCGTCTCTTGTTACCTTTGGCCTTGTCTGAGCCGGTAACTTTTCCCTTATTCATTTGGTTTCCGTTCTTTTATGTACTTGAGGCTGAACGGGTTGACCGTTGCTGTGCTCTTTGCGATACGACGTTACTTTTTACCAACTCCAGCCTCCGCCATCAATGTCGCCAAAGCGGATCCGACCAGATAGGCAATCGCGACTGCTCCGACAACGACGTAGTCCTTCAATTTCTTCTTCATCGCCTATTCGCCTTCCTGCTGGCCTTTCATTCGGGAAGCCTCGCGACAGCCTCGACGACCAATAGCCCAACGAACAAACATCGCTCACTCCCGAGGTCCGTGCGCCAAGCATCTATGATGTAGGTGGCCGGTTCGATCACGGCGCTCTCTGCGGCAGTGATCGGTCCAGCGAAGGTTCCGCTTATCTCGTTCGTGTGGGTGCAAGTGACTGGGCCCACCAGCTTGGTCGTCGTGTTTGGCGAGCGCAGGGTTGGAGAGCGCGCTACCGTCATCTTAATCGTCCACCCGGTGATGTTTGTTGCGGTCGTGAAGGCGAAAGGAATTGTGACCGATTCGCCGCGGCAGATCGTGATGGTTCCTGTCTCAGCCATGGTGTGGTACCCCCTATGAAACCGGAACGGAGGAAATAATCGCGATTGAGGCTCCGGCCGTCAGTATCACGGCGATACTCACCGACATCGTCGCGTGAATGCGCGGTTCGAAGACGTTCGGGGCGAAGAAGACGTTCGGGTCGAAGACGTTCGGGTCGAAGACGGGATCAGCCATGCGCTACCGATCTACCGGCAAACCGCTCCAGGGATCGCCTGACAGATGGTGAGAAGCGCGGCCGGGCCTTTGGTGGCAATGGCGGCGTTTATGGCTTCGATTCGCGCGGCCTTGAGTCTGTCCATCTTGGCGGCGGTTACCTGCGCTTGCTGAGCCCGGGCGAAAAGGAGATCCGATCCAAAGTGCTTCTCCGCCGGGAGTCGGCCGTCGGTGCAAGGGCTCACCGAGTGGGACACGCACCACGCGGTCAGGACATCGGCGTCAAGGCATCCATCATCGAGGCCCTCACGGTTGCATACGTTGTCCTTGTAGGTCTGGTGTGCGGCGGCCACGGCATCAGCAAGGGTCTGAGACTGAGCCGGAAGCACCAGCGCGAGAAGGAGAAGGGAGAGGGAAAGTTTCTTCATGGTGGGCCTCTATTGACAGGTGACCGCTCCTGCGCCATGGCTTTTCACGATGGCGTAGAGGGTGACGGTGGTGGGGACGATGGTGGTGAAAACTGGAGTGACCTTGAGCGAGATCGTGGGCGACGTGCCGGTCGCAGTAAATCCGATGGTGGCCGAGCCCGAGTTGTTCGCCGAGCTCGATGCCGTGACAGTCGGAGTTGAGACGGTCATCACGGTGGCCTTGTTGACAAAGGCGAGGTTCGCCGACTGCGTTTCCGAGTCGAAGTTCGTTCCATCGGTAGCCGTGAGGGAGAGTTCAACCGACGCGCCACCGCCCGAGTTTGAGGCGAGAGCGATGGTGGCGAATGTGGTGGCTGTCGCGCTGGTGTTGCTCAGAATCTTTGAAGCGCATACCGTGAAGGCATTGGCTGTAGTCTGAGCCGTGGTGCCTGTCGCCTTGGTCAATGCCCGGTTGATGTTGTTCTGGTTCACGCCCGTGCCGGTTCCGATCTGAGAGCCAAGGGTAAGGCTAGATGCCGCGATGTCCGTTCCCGTGATGCCGTCGTGGGCCTTTAGGGTCTGCGCGACTGGAGAGCCGTTGACATCTACGCCAAGCTGGATAGCTGCCGCAGCGTCTTTCATAAAAAAAGCATTTGGGCCGGTGGTAATAAGTCCCGAAGCATTTGTGCCCCACCCTATTTTCAGATTTGTAGTCCCGACCAGTCCTTCCCCAGACCAGTTCATGCCAATACAATATGTAGCTGCATCAGTACAGAGGCTCACTATTCCTTGGGAGGATGTGTAGTAAAGACCGGCGCTTAAATCTCCGGTCACGAATCCGTAGGCAGGAGTACCCGCCGTGGTATTTCTGACGCCACGAATCGAGACTAGTGGGGTAATGGCGGTATTCGAAATGGTCAGAGTACTCGCCAAGGACTGCGGCGTCGTGCTGGATGCGCCTATCGTGGGCGTCTTTATAATCACCGCAGGCGATGCGCCCGCGCCCGTGCCGATGCCCGAGGCGAGGCTGAGGCTCGCGCCCGCGATGTCCGTTCCCGTGATGCCGTTGTGGGCCTTTAGGGTCTGCGCGACTGGAGAGCCGTTGACATCTACGCCAAGTTGGAGGGTTGGTGATGGTATCGAGAGCGTGATCGCACCCGTAGAACCGCTCGCGGCAATCTGGTTCGCGGTCCCCGTGATCGTCGTCGGGAGCGCCGTGCATGTCTCCACGACGCCCGATGCATCGACCCCAAGCGGGAACTGATCCGCTGAGCAGTTCGCACCGTTCGCAGCGAGGGCAGTGGCGGTCCCAGCGTTGCCGGTCGTGCTGCCCGATGAACCGGTAACGTTCCCTGTCACGTTGCCCGAGAATGTCCCCGTGGTCGTGCCGGGGAGGGTCGGGGATGATGGTATCGAGAGCGTGATCGCACCCGTAGAACCGCTCGCGGCAATCTGGTTCGCGGTCCCCGTGATCGTTGTTGGCAGCGCCGTGCAAGTCTCAACCGCACCCGAGGCATCGACCCCAAGCGGGAACTGACCCGCCGAGCAGTTGGTCCCGTTCGCAGCGAGAGCGGTAGCGGTCGCGGCATTTCCGGTCGTTGATCCGGATGAGCCGCTTACGTTGCCTGTCACGTTGCCCGAAAA